GAGAAAGTGCTTACGGAACTGAATGGGATGCGGGCCACCAGCCGCCGTGAGCGAGCGGAGCAAGCGGTAGACCATGCGATGAGAGATGGGCGGCTGAGCCCTTCGCAACGCGAATGGGCTATTGGCTATTGCCATGCCGACCCAAGCGGCTTCGCTACGTTTATCGCGAAGCAATCCCCGCTGCTGGCGATTGCGTCCAAGACTGGAGGCAGCGAAGTTCACCCGATTCGGGAAACCGGGCCCGGGAGCGCTGGCTCCGGAAAGGATGCAGCGGCGGCGCGGCTTAGCCCGATCGAAAGCGCAGTGTGCGCCCGCCTCGGCATCAAGCCAATTGAGTATGTGGCCAAAAAGCCGGCGGCTGCGAACTGGCTGGCATTCGACTAGATCGCCGGTGCGGAATCGCAGTACGGGATCCAAGATGACAAGCAGCACAGTGATGGTGATAAAATGGCGGCACTGACTAATTCGCGCAACACTCCTGAGCTGGCGGATGGCGGCCGGATGCAAGTTTATCCGGTTGAGGCCAACACGACCGTGTATCTGGGCAGCATCGTCGCGCTGGACGCGAACGGCAACGCAGTGCCCGCGTCGAGCACGCCCGGTCTAAAGATAATCGGGCGAGCGGAGATGGTAAGCGAAGGCCTGCCTGGGCAAGATGCAGTAAATAATCCTGGAGTGGCGGGAGCGATCGCGATCGTGGCGCGCCGTGGCGTCTTCATGTACGCGGTGAACGACGGATCGATTGGCACGGCACAAGTCGGTTTGATTGCTTTCGCAGTAGACGATAACTCGGTATCGATCTCTGATGGGAGCGGTGCAACCGCGGTGGCCGCGCAGGCAACGACGTTCCCGGCCTCTTCATCCGCTCAGATCGCGAGCCTGGGGCATGAGTCAGTTAGCAAGGTCAGGGTCCATAGCACAGCGGCAGGCGGCACTGTCTATACGGAAGGAACTGATTACGTAGTCGATTTTCAGGCCGGACTGATCATGCTGATCAATAGCGGCGGGATCGCCGCGGCGGCGACGGCCTATGTCGACTATAGCTGGGGCGCACCAACGCGAAGTGCGGCAGGACGAATCGTTGCACTCGATTCGAGCGGCCAGGTGTGGATTGACTTCTGGCATCAGGCGCTGCAGGCATTCTAGGACATAACCAGCGCGCCCGCCGAGCGAACTTAATAGCATGTTTCAACGGCCTGGCCTCCAAAGCCGCGGAGTAAGGACGTAATGGAGATAACCGCAGGAAATCTTACAGCTCTGTTCACCGGCTTTAATATCATCTTCCAGAGGGGTTTCGAAAAACCGCCCTCCTACTATGAAAAAATCGCCACCGTAGTGCGTTCAACGTCGCGGCAGACGACCTATCCGTGGCTGGGGCGGACAACCAAGTTCCGGGAGTGGCTCGGCGATCGGGTAGTGCAGGCGCTTGAAACGCATACCTATACGATCGCGAACAAGGATTTCGAAGACACCATAAGCATCAGCCGGAACGATATCGAAGACGATACATACGGCGTGTACGAGCCAGTTATCGAGCAGCTTGGGTGGGACACCAAGGTACATCCGGACTCGCTGCTATTCACAATGGTCAAGAATGCAGTGAACAATCCGGGCAGCGTGTTGAGCTTCGACGGGCAGCCGTTTTTCTCGGCGGCTCATCCAGTGGGGCCGCTGGGCGCGAGCGGCGACAGCCGCGACAGCGTGGCGTCGAACGTCAATTCCTCGGGCAGCGGGCCGTACTGGTTCCTGATTGATGCATCGAGGGCGATTCGGCCATTCATCTTTCAACTGCGGCGGGAATATGCAGTGACGAGGATGGATACGACCAACGACGAAGCGGTGTTCAACCGGCGCGAATTCAGATTTGGGGTGGATGGACGGGCAAATACCGGAGTTGGGCTTTGGCAGCTCGCATACGCCAGCAATCTGGACCTTAGCAATCCAGTAAATTACGGCGCCGCGCGCGCGGCAATGCGGTCGTTCAAGACCGACGCCGGAATGCCGTTTGGCACGTTGACTAGCCCCGAGGATGCCTACCTGATCGTGCCTCCTGTGCTCGAAGAACAGGCTCGGCAAATGCTTAATTCCGAATTCCTGGTAGGCGCGTTTGCAAGCGCCAGCGTGCCCGCGAGCAATATTTGGAAAGGCAGCGCAAAGCTGATCGTGAGCGAATACCTGGCCTGATCGCGGGCCACTGCGAGCCGGCGTGGAAAACCAGCGGCGGGCCGGGGATCGGGATCGAAGGACAGCCAGCCAAGACGGAGCCAGATAGCCAGTGGTGTACGCTAGTTCCGAGGACATGATTGCGAGATATCCTAACCGCGACCTTGTGCAACTGACTAATGAGGATCCTACGCAGACGGTGATCGATACCACCGTCATTGACCAGGCGCTGGCCGACGCTTCGGCGGAAATCGATGGCTATCTGGATGGGCGTTTTGCGTTGCCGCTTAGTGAAGTGCCACTGGTGCTGAACCGGCTCGCGTGCGACGTGGCAATGTACCGCCTCCAGTCCCTGAGGCCAATCCACGATATGGCGGATGCGCGCAAGCGCTACGAAGATGCGGTGGCTTTGCTGGTGCGCGTCGCGCGCGGGGAAGTTACGCTGGGTTTGACGGCGGATAATCTTGAACCCCCGGAGGCCCAGATTGAAGTCGCGATCAAGGAAGGATGCGGGCGGCAGGATGGCGCGCCGGTGCGCATATTCAGCCGGCGCTCATTGCAAAGCTACTGATCGCAAGCCGGAGAGCTAGAATGGCCGGATTTGTACTAGACGCACCGTGGGAAGGAAGCTCGTATGCGCCGCCAACCCCGATCGATATCAGCACGATAGAATTAGCGCTGGTGGCGCGGCTGGCGTCGCAAATAGACACGGTAGAAGTCGCGCATTTTCCGGACGCACCCCAGGCATATCGTTTAACTCATCGTATTGGCGCGATCCTGGTGCGATACGAGGGCGCGGATTACGGAGCGCTTATGGACAGCGCGGCAATCGTGCAGGAGCGCACAATGAGATTCGCTGCGGCGATCCTGGTGCGCGATGTGGGATGGAGCTACGGCGGCGAACCGGGAGGGACAAGTCCTGGCGCGTACGCGTTAATGGAAAGCGTGCGAGCCGCGCTGACCGGTTTCAGGATCCCCGGGTGCAGCAAGCTTTATCCATTGCGCGAGAAATTTTTAGAGCGAGACAAGCAAGGGGCCGTGTGGATTTACGCGATAACCTTTGCGCTCAAGACGATGGCCGTTGAGCCCTCAGTGCCACAGAACTATCCCCTCTTTGTTCTTGGCGTTGCGCAGGAGCAGGGAGGAGCCACGACTGTAAGCGTGGAGCCGGCTGAATTCGCCTTTGACGGCGATGGCCAAATCGTTCTTCCCAACGGCAATATTCTAGTTGTTCAGTTAATCAATCCGCCGACCGGCAGTCCATTCACTATCGGATCCGACTACAGCATTAATACCGTCACGGGAGTGATTAGCCTTATTCCCCAAGGCGCAATCCCACCTGGAGCAACGGTGGCGATATCATACAGCTACGGAGAATCAGTGACAGCGACTCCCGCCCAAATTGGCGATCCCGATGCAACCGGGAGCTGATGCGCCAAGGCAAACGCGTTAGCTGGCGGCGTTCGCCGAGCAAGTGGCAAAGCCAGGCAAAGCACCGAACGGCGCGGCCCGCCGGCCAGATCAATCGAACAGAGGTGAACTTAATGCCCGCGTCATTTCTTCACGGGGTCGAAGTAATCGAGACAGTGACCGGACCGGCGCCGATAACGGTGGTCAAATCGTCTGTCATCGGCCTAGTAGGGACAGCGCCGGTATGGGACGTACAGGCACCATCTTCGGCCCCTGGCATCAACGTGCCGACACTCGTTAGCTCGGCGCTGGCCGCGGCCAATTTCGGACCGATGGTCCAGGGTTATACAATTCCGTATGCCTTGAACGCTATCATCCAGCAGGGCGCCGGACAGGTTATCGTAATTAATGTATTCAACCCGGCGGTGCACTATTCCGATCTGGTGCTGCCAGCGACCTTCTCATCGGCCGGCGCGATTAACCTCGGCCATATGGGGATCTCCAACCTGTCGCTGCTGCCAACATCGACGACAGCCGTTACAGCTGAGGCGCATACGTTCGCGGGATCGCCTGCTACGATCCAGCTTAGCCATGGCGAGATCGAGGTTGCCGCGGTAGTGGCGACAAGTGATCCCGCAGGGACAACGTATCTGCAGGGAACTGACTATCTCGTCGATCCTGTAACGGGGGTAATCAGCCGCATAGCCGGTGGCGCCATCTCCGCTGCCGAAGAAGTACTCGTCAATTATAGTTACTACAGCGGAACCGCTTATGTGCTGGGACGCGACTATAATGCAGATCTTGTGAACGGAGTCGTCACTCTGCTTCCAGGAAGCACGATCGCGGCAGGCGCTGCAGCTATCGCAGCTTTCAGCTATGCGAATCCGGCCCAGGTTCAGGATAGCGATATAATCGGCGCGGTGACGAATGGCGCCTACTCGGGTTTGCAGGCGCTGACCACGACTTTCAACACGATGGGCTTTTTCGCGAAGGTGTTGATCGCGCCAGGCTATTCACAAAATGGCGACGTGGCTAACGCGATGGTGGCGCTCGCCAACCAGATCCGGGCAATGGCGCTGATAGACTCGCCCCCCAGTACGACTCCCGCAACGGCGATCACAAACCGGGGCGTGGCCGGCAACGCATTCGACACAAGCTCCACGCGGGTGATTTTATGCTACCCGCAGGAGACCTTTTACGATACCGGACTCGTGCCGACCGGGGTTACTTTGAATGGAACGGCGCCGGTGACAACGGCGGCGAATCAGAACTCGGTAGGGCCGTATTCGCAATGGGTCGCAGGAGCGATAGCTTATCAAGACTTGCAAAATGGCTATTGGTGGTCACCCTCAAACACGAACGTAACGGGGATACTGGGACCAGACGTGACACTATACGCGTCGCTGATCGATGCGGCCTCGGATGTGAACAATCTTAACGCCGCTGGAATTGTTACGGTGTTCAACGCTTTCGGAACCGGCCTTCGGGTTTGGGGAAATCGAACTGCCGGGTACCCGACCATCACGACCCCGGACAATTTTATCAATATCAGGCGTACGATGGACGTGATAGAAGAGTCGGTTGAACTAGCCATGCTCCAGTTCATGGATCAACCGATTAGCAACGCACTTATCACAGCTATCCTCGCGAGCGTGAACGCCTTCATCCGCACCTTGATTCAGCGCGGGGCACTCGTGGCAGGCGCCGCCACATACAACCCTGCCGAGAACCCGCCGAACCAGATCGCAGCCGGGCAATTGGTATTCGATATCGATGTGATGCCGCCGCCACCGGCCGAACGCCTGACGTTCAACGTCTATATCGACTCGACTCTATTGAGCCAGCTGGGTAATACCACGGCGCAAAGCAGCACCGCCGCGAATGCCTGATGTCCGCCAACTGCAGTGGCGCAAGTTGCCGGTGCCTGCGCTCGATTTAAGGAATATCAAGAATGAATATCGCAGTTAATCGCATTACCAACGCGAACATCTATATCGATGGGGTCGGACTGCTGGGCCGTGCCGAAGAGATCGAAGTCGCTCAGCCCCGGCAGAAGATGGTTGACCACAAAGCGCTAGGGATGGCCGGCACCGCGGAATTCTGGGCGGGCGTTGACAAGCTCGAGGCGAAAATCAAATGGGCCTCACTCTATCAGGAAGCGCTAACGGCGGTTGCCAGTCCGTTCACCTCTCATTCATTTCAAGTACGGGGAAGTATCGAACAATACACCAGCCAAGGCCGCACAGCGGAATTGCCGCTGGTTTATTTGATGACCGGGGTGTTCAAAGACGCTGGCAGCTTCACTTTCCGGCAGCATGACAACGTCGACAGCGTGTCGGCGATCTCGGTGTACCATTCGGAACTCTATGTGGCGGGCACGCAGATCCATCTTTATGACGTGCTTGCCAACATCTACGTGGTTAACGGCGTCGATCAGCTCGCGGCCTTCCGGTCGAATCTTGGAGGGTGATCAGTTTTCCAGTTGTAGTGAGACTGGCCGCCGGAAGTGAAGGAGTATGGAATGGAGCATCCCAAAGAAATTCGCCTGCCGTCGGGACGAACCGCGCAAGTCCGGAAAGGTTTCGGACGGGATTTGATGCGCGCTCATCGTGTCGCTGGGCACAATGCGGAACCGTCGTCGATTACCTTCGCCCTGATTGCCGAATTAGTGCAGGTCGACGGCCAGGCAATTGTTTTTGAAGACGTGCTTGCGATGGAGCTCGCCGATGTTCTCCGGCTAGAAGCCGAGGTGGCGGGAGGGCTTGAGCAGGCCGAAAATTTTTAGGTAGTTCGGGGACTGAGCGAACTTCCGGCACCGCGGTACCGGCGAGCGCCTTGATCGAATTGGTGGCGTTCGGCGTTTCGTTCAGCGAGCTTGCCGCGATGGAACTAGGTGAGATCGCATTCTGGTCGGAAGAGTTGAACTGGTTCTTGGGCGGCGACTCCGAAAAGTGACCAAGTGAAAGAAGTCCTTGCAGGATCTAAGATGAGTGAGAGACGGCTTTATGCTGGCAACCTGAACTTCGATCTGAACGACGACGCGATTCGTGAATTGTTTGCGCGAGTGGGCGGCGTAGAGCAGGTCGAGGTGATGAAGGATCGATGGACCGGAATGTCCCGAGGATTTGCGTTTGTCGACATGATGACCGCAGAAGATGCGGCGACCGCCATCGCTGAGCTGAATGGCGCGGAACTCATGGGGCGGGTATTGAAAGTCGCGTTTGCCAGGCCGCGCGAAAATGAGAGAGTCGTGATGGAGCGCGACCGGGGCTAAGACAGAATGCCTAAAGGCAACTTTCACGACGGCTCCCCACTGAGAGCCCGCTATCGGCAGCGGCTAAGTGAGATTATGCGCCGGCGACTCGAAGTGTCAGCGGCAATCCAGCCCGCTCTGGAACGGCGATGGGTGCCCGAAGTCATAAGGTCATACAACTCAGCGTCTATGGTTCACTCGCGAAGGCGCGTGTTCCAAGACAGCCAGTATCGGATTGGGGAAGCAAGCCCCCGAACGACCCGTTTGGCCGAGCGCCTGCGGGGAGGGCGCTCTCTGAGTATCGGCGGATTGTCCGGAGCGCCACGAAATGTCAAAAATGTGGCCGAGGGCGGAACACAGGATTTGTACATTCGTGACAAGGATCCGGCGAAGGCCAAGGCGGCGGCTGGTAGCCGAGAGCAAAACCCCAAATCAGCAATTGGAACTAGCAGCAATCTAGCATTGACATCAAACGCAGCAGTCGCTCGAGGCATGGCGCAGCGTCTAAGATCGGTCACTTATTTAAGCTTCGCGAGCTCCACGAACCGAAGCAAAAGCGCCGGCACGGTATTCAGCGAACAGTCAAACGGCTATTCGCCGAATAACACGGAGAGCAAAGGAAGCGAAGTCCAATTGAATGGCGTCTCGCCGTGGCCGGCCAGGCGAAGCCGCCGTCTCGGAAGCCGGCCAATACTGTCACCGGCATTCCGACTAGTTAGGGCGTTGGACGGCACAAGAAAGGGCGATAGCAGTTCGGACTTCAGCCGCTCAAGCAGTGCCGGTATGATGGACTCGGCGAATGGGCAAGGATTTCCGGTCCGTAACCGATCAAAATGGATGCCAGATGCCGCACATCTGACTTCAGATGGCTTCGGAATTGTTCGTGAAAGCAAGTCCGAGAATGGCGGATTCTTTGCCGTTCCTAGCCTTCGAGCCAACCGATTTAAAAGCCAGGGACGGCGGCACTCAAATCCACCTGCGCCTCTGACGATTAACTTCAATCCGACGGTCGTGATCAAGAGCAGTCCTGACCAGGCTGGCAAGCAAAATATAATCAATGCGCTAAGCCGCCATAGCCATGAGCTGATACAATTGATCGATCAAGAGATAGCCAAGCAGCGCCGCGTAGAGTTTTAGAGCTAGACTACTGACGATAGTCGCTTTGCACTGCACGGATAAGGGAAGCGTATGTTTGCCACTTTCGGCGAAATTACTTTCGAGCTCCTCAGCTCGCCGCAGTCTTTTGAATCAACTTATCGCTGGACTTACGCGGAGCAGCGGGTCGTCGAAGCGCGTCCGCGGCTTCAGTGGCTTTCGGAAGACCTGCGCACCATAGCGATTGATCTGCGTTTTCACGCTCTATTTACGAATCCGGCCGATCAACTTGAAACCCTGATCGGCGCCGCGCGAGACCATAACGCCAGAGCGCTGGTTTTCGGCAATGGAGACCATCAGGGGTACTTCGTAATTGCCGCGCTGCGGGTGACGTCGACACAAATGACGGCGGTCGGCGACGTGATCGCAATGATTGTACGACTGGACTTGAAAGAATGGGCATTGGACGCGGAGATAGATTCTACAATCGCGTCCTTGCCGGACTTTACGCCAATAGCAATCGTGCCTGCGCCGCCGGGTGCGGCTACGGGCCCCGTGACTTATTCCGGAGCAGCGGGCGTTGCCGCTACAATCGCGCCAATTAGCACCAGCTTCACAGCGACCCTGACGGCTGCGCCCGGGGTATCGCCGATTCTAGCTGATCCGGCAACCGGTAACGGGTCATCCGCAGTCATTGGGCCTGATGACGTCCCTACGAGCGTTATCGTCCGCACCCAGGTTTGAGGCAATCGCCTGATGGCTAGTTCACAGTACATCTTGCACGTGACCTTGGCAGGCGAACGATGGGACCTGCTGGCATGGCAATATTACGGCGACGCGACGCTGTATTCGCCAATTATTATGTCGAACCCGCAGGTTCCTATCGAGCCGGTGTTTGAGGCAGGCCGTCAAATAGCGGTTCCCATATTGCAGGTGCAGCAGGTGCAAACCGCGAGCTTGCCGCCGTGGAGCCAAACCTCCAATGCGACTTGAGCCTGGCGGCCCTGAGCGCGAAGCATCGGCGGGAGGGTGATGTCACTTGGCTGCGATATATCCAGTCACATCGCCGGCATGGGTTCTGATCTACCAATCGGTTGATATTACATCGGACATATCGGCGATGGTATTGAGCATCACCTACACCGATAGAACCGGTGCGGCGTCCGGCGATCTCGAAGTCACGCTCGAAGACAGCGATAAGCTGTGGCAGGGGCCTTGGTACCCGCAGGAAGGTGACGTTGTCAGTCTGACTATCGGCTACACCGGGGAGACACAATTGCCGTGCGGAAGCTTCCAGGTCGATGAACTTGCGCTGGCCGGGCCGCCGGACACGTTTCATATCCGCTGCCTGGCAACGTATATCACGCCAGCCATGCGCACGATCACGAGTGCGGCTTACGAGGGCATGACCTTAACTCAGATCGCGAGCACGATAGCGGCGAAATATTCACTGAGCATGGTCAGCGAACCAGGCCAGATCAATCCGGTGTTTCAGAGAGTCACACAGCGCCAGGAAACAGACCTGGGCTTTCTGAGGCGGCTCGCACTCGAGCACGACTATGATTTCACGATTCGGGGATCGCAACTGGTGTTCTACACACGCACCGCACTAGAGGCTGTGGAGCCGATCGTGGCGCTCCAGAGGGGCGATATAATGCAGTTCGCCTTCAGGGATCGCTCTTACCAGATATTCGAGACGGCACAAATCGCCTATCAACAGCCCTCGGCCAAGGCGCTCATTACTCAAAGCGCCAATGCGGACATTTCAGTACCAACCACCGATAGCGCCAAGCGGGTAATTCGATGTGAGAATGGCCAGCAAGCTCAGCTGAAGGCCAGCAGCCTGCTGCATGGCTCCAATATGGTGCGGCGGACAGCACTCCTCACTTGCACAGGTTCGCCGCTTTTAGCCGCTGGGATCACGATGACAATTGAAGGGTTCGGCGTTAGTGATGGAACTTATCTTATCGAGGAAGCGCGGCATCGCCTAAGCCGGGACACTGGCTATACGACCGAGATAGAAGCGCGGAATTTGCCGGCCTGAGCCACGCCCAGCAAAGAATGGCGCGTGACCCAAAAACTTATCGGAGGTTTGGCGGCAAGTGTTCAGAGTAGGCCTGGTAAAGCAGCAGGACACGGCTAAATGCCGAGTGCGGGTGTCCTTTCCCGATCGCGATCAGCTGACGTCCTGGTGGTTGCCTGTCATCGTACCGAAAACGCAGAACGACAAAGCGTATTGGATTCCTGACGTGGGAGAACAAGTCGTATGCATGATGGATGAGCGGGACGAAGATGGCGCGGTTTTGGGGGCAATATACTCAGACGCGGACCTGGCTCCGGTGGAGAGCGCTGACAAGCTCCACTGGAGTTTCAAAGACGGATCTTCGCTGGAATACGATCGCGCCGCGCATTCGCTGACCTGCTCGCTGCCGAATGCAACTCTGACCATTCAGGCGAGCGGAGCTTCAATCGCGATCGATCCGAGCGGCAATGTTCTTATTACCAGCGGAGGACAGATACTTTTTGGAGGCAGCGCTGCTACCCAGGGTGTGGCGCGCCTCGGTGATCGGGTCACCTGTCCCGCCGGGACCGGGACGATAATATCAGCCAGCACGATCGTACTAGCGGAGTAATCGCGAACATCAATGAAAGCGGAATTACTACACGTCGTAACAGCTATCTTTAACCCAATCGGCTGGGGGAGCCGGGTCCGGTTATACAGCGAATTTGAAAAGCATATGCTGGCAAGCGGCGTCCGGCTCACCACTGTCGAGTGCGTACTAGGCGACCGGCCGCATGTCCTCGGTGGCGAGCCGGGCGTCAATTACGTCCCAGTGCGCGCGAACACACTCCTGTGGAACAAGGAGAATCTAATCAATATAGGAATTTCGCGGCTCCCGGAGGACTGGAAGTATGTCGCCTGGATTGACGCTGATATCAAGTTCAGGCGGCCCGACTGGGCCGCGGCTACGATTAATCAATTGCAACAGTATGAGATTTTGCAGCCATGGTCCGATTGCTACGACTTGGGTCCCGTTGGGCAGCACGTGGAGCATCATCGGTCATTTTGCCGGCAATGGTGGCTGGGCGCCCATGTTGGCGGGGGCGGCTGCTATACGTTCGCGCATCCGGGCTACGCATGGGCCGCGACCCGAAGCGCGATAGATGCGCTGGGAGGCCTGGTGGAGACCGCCGCGGTCGGGGCCGGAGATCATCATATGGCGCTCGCGCTCGTAGGCAAAGTCAAGATGAGCGTACCCGGCGGCGTAACCGCCGGGTACATGCGGCCCCTGATTCAATGGCAGCAGCGGGCGGGGCGCCACATCAATGAGAATATCGGATATCTTGATGGGTCAACGATTGAGCACTCGTGGCATGGCCGCAAAGACGATCGCAAATATGTTCAGCGATGGGACATCATCACTAGAAACGAATTCGATCCGGACTCCGATTTGAAACGTAACATATGGGGCGTACTCGAGTTGGCAGGCAACAAGCCAAATCTGCGCCACGATGTCGACGGTTACTTCAGGCAGCGCAATGAAGACGCGAACGCGATTTAGCACGGGCTGCCGGCGCGCACGACTGGCCAATTAGCGGCGCCGCTGAATAAACGGAAAGAGCAAAGGAGAGCCTAGTGCCTGCTGGCGCCATCACGCTTAGCGATATCACCTCGGCTGACTGGTCATTGGCACTGGACAAACCCGGCCAGCCCGGTTCCGGCATCGGCAATATAGTGCAGGGCTTGGCTGATGTGGATCAATGCGTCGGGATTATATTAACGACGCCGAAGGGCACCGATCCGCTGCGGCCGACGTTCGCAACTGATTTGTGGCAGTTCATCGATTATCCGATGAATAGCGTGCTGTCAGCGGTGGTGCGGGAGGTCACGCAGGCGCTGACCTTATGGGAGCCGCGAATAACTATCGTATCCATAACGGCACAGCCGGTAACGGATGATTCGACCCAATCGGGAGCTCACTTGAATGTAGCGGTGGCCTGGAAACTGAAACTGGCACTTACGGGCGGCGGCACTGCGCCGGCAGGTACAGTCCAGACCACGAGCGCAGCGATTTTTATTCCGTAGAGGCTCCGCATTCCTTATTGCTGCATTGGCGGAAAGCGGACGATCCGACTAGCTAAAGTCTTGGAGCGACATCCATGGGAGCGAGTGTTCCTCAACTGCCGGCGCCCCAATTTGTTGATGATAGCGATGGTCTCAATCCTAATCTGATCCTTGCGGATATGATCGCTGCCTTCGAGGCGGCAGCAGGCCGCACGCTGTACCCGGCCCAAGTCGAGCGCCTGCTAATCAATCTGTACGCCTATCGCGAATCGCTGGTGCGTAACGCAATCCAGTACGCCGGGCAGCAGAACCTCCTGGCGTTTGCGGCCTTTCCAATGCTTGATTACCTGGGCCAATTGCTGGGAGTCACACGGCTGCCGGCCCAGATGGCGACAACGGATTTGCAATTCACCCTGAGTGAAACGCTCAGCGTCTCTTACACGATTCCGGCGCAGACCAGCGTGGGTACGAGCGACGGCCAGTTTATCTTTGCGACCATTGATGATCTCACTATCCCGGCGGGCGCAGTCACAGGAAGTGTCGCCGCGCTCGCGACGGTGGCTGGAGCGGGGGCGAATGGTTATCTAGCGGGCCAGATCACAGTATTATTGAATCCGAACGCGCTGATCGCTTCGGCGGTCAATACCACGGTCAGCGGCGGAGGATCGGCGCCCGAGACCGACGACCATCTGAGGTCGAGGATCCAGGCGGCGCCGAATCTGTTTAGTGTTGCTGGTCCGGAGGGGGCCTATCGGTACTTTGCCCTTAGTGCAGATGCCTCGATAGCGGATGCCCAGGTGCTCTCGCCAGCTCCTGGCCAGGTGAACGTGTGCATACTCACGGGGCCGGTGACGCAGCAGCCAGCTCCTTCACCTAACCCGGCGGGCACAGCGGCCTCCGCGCTG